CCGTTCGGCCTTTAAGAAATTATATTCTAAATATTGACACTACTAATTCTATTACGTCTGCACAGATTGATTATCAAGAAACTAGGTTGACTCTCTAATGGCGCATAAACTAAGCGATTACGGTCGCAGAGATGTTAATTTAATTGAAAGAAAAATTAAGGATGTTTTGCCTGAGTATTTCAGAGCAGAGTATCCTGACCTTGTGACTTTTCTTACGGCATATTATGATTTTATTAATCAAGAAGATGCAGCAAATAATTATGATATTGATGTAAAGCAGTTATATCAAGTAAGAGATATTCCAGAAACCGAACTTGCAAACTTAAATAGGATTATTAAAGAACTAAGTGCTGGATTAGAAAACGGCGATCTCTTCACAGATCCTCGTTTTACAGCTCGAAGATTTGCAAACTTCTTTAGATCAAAGGGATCTGAAAATTCTATTCGTGAATTTTTTAGAGCATTCTTTCAACAAGAAGTTGAAATTGAATATCCTAAAAGACAAATGTTTATTGTCGGTGAATCTGAAATTGGATTCAACTCCTTAAAGTTTATTCAGAACTATGAGTTATATCAAATTTATTCTATTCTTATTAAAACAGGAATTGGTACACAAACTTGGAATACTCTCTATAAAAAATATGTTCATCCAGCCGGATGGTATTTCCAAGGGCAGGTTGTCAATGAAGGTGAAGCTGATCTTGGATTAAATTCTATGCCTTTATCGCTGGCAGATTCAAACATTGGTCCTATTCTTCTTTCTCAAGCTTCACTCGATGTAACTGCACCGTTTACCCAAGCAGTTGCACTCGTTGAAAATGAAACACAGTATTCGGATATTGATAAGAACTACATTTCAAGGTATCAGACATATACTGCTCAAGAACTTCAGCGCAACTTCTATAATATTAATGACCTTGTTTCACCAAACGCTCCTACTTTCGACGACAGTGCAAATGCTGGTGCTGAAGCAGACATGGCAGGCACACTGTACACAATGGATGGAACAAGATATACTGACAGCAATAATGCATAAGTTTGATACTTAATGCTTATTTTCAATATAAATACTTTTAATCACGTTGTAAGGGATTAAAATGACAAGACAAAATATTGCAATCGGATCTTCTGCCAATGATGGCACCGGCGATACTCTTCGCGCGGCAGGTCAAAAGATTAATGAAAATTTTGTAGAGATCTATCGTCGGTTCGGTGGAGACAGTGATGCGCTGTCAACGCAAATTACACTGTCAAATACTGCTATTATCTGGGAAGGTACTAGTGCTGACAGTTGGGAAACAAGTCTTATTGTTGCTGATCCTACTACAGATAGAACTGTGACTATTCCTGATGCAACAGGAACAATCGTATTGAATAGTGCGACTCAAACCCTTACAAACAAAACTTTGACAACGCCTACTTTAACGACTCCAAAGATTAATGATACTTCGGCAGATCATACATATAATATTGCGGTCAGTGAATTAACTGCGAATAGAACGGTGACACTTCCTCTCTTAACAGGAAATGATACATTTGTATTTGCTAATCACACTCAAACGCTTACTAATAAAACTTTAACTACTCCAACACTAAATTCACCTACAATCGGTACACTTATCAATGATGCAAATGGCGCTGAAATTATTAAGCTTACTGCTACTTCATCAGCTACGAATGAAGTAACAATTGCAAATGCTGCGACAGGTTCTGGCCCAACTATTTCTGCCACGGGCACTGATACAAATGTAAACTTAAATGTGAGTGCTAAAGGTTCAGGTGCAGTTGAGACGAATAAGATTGCCTTTAATCATGTAAGTCAAACTGCAGACGGTGCTGTATCAACTGAAAGATCATTTATTATTTTCAGTAAGGCATCTGCTCTTGCTGCTACACTTGCTAATGGCACAGTCACTGGTGAATTTAAGGTAATGGTAAACGCAAACACTGGATTAGTCACAGTAACACCAGCTAGCTTTGCACAAGGCACTTCCTTCTCAATTGCAGAAAATGGCTCATGCCAAGTTATTTGGGACGGCAGCAATTGGTTCATGATTGGATCTGCTGATTCGTCTGATACATATATAACTATTACTTAAGAGATAAACGATGACAGCAATTATTACTGACGCACTGAAAAAACAATTACTCGATACGATTTATGACGAGTTTGATGCAGGCGCTACTAAGTACTATATTGGGATCGGAAGATCTGAGCAATGGGATAGTGCTGAAACAGTACCTACTCCTACGAATTCTTTGAGATCTCAAAGAAATGCTCGTTTATCTTTGCAGTCTATTAAACTTGCATCCGATGCATCGTACGTTATTCCTCGCCATAACTGGTCTTCTGGTACAATCTATAGTGGCTATGATGATGCGTATTCTTCATATCCTACAAATGCTTATTATGTATTGACCGAAGATAATCAGATTTACATTTGTCTGCAACAAGGCAGAGATAGTAATGGTTTAGCAGTTGCTTCAACGGTGAAACCTACTGGACAGTCAACTAAGCCTCTTAGAACTTCTGATGGATATGTTTGGAAGTATCTCTATTCATTGAGTGGTGTAACATCTGCACGTTTCTTATCGGCTAACTTTATGCCGGTTGCTCTTATCGAAGATTCTTCGGGTTCTGCTGCACTGAATTCAATTCAGCAACAGCAAGCCCTTGTCCAAGAAGCAGCAAGTTCTGGACAGCTTTTAGGATTTAGAATTACTGATGGCGGAACAGGATATACTTCAGCACCTACTGTTACTATTAATGGTGATGGAACTGGAGTCTCTGCCACTGCTACTGTAAGTGGTGGTGCTATTACAAAAATTGAACTAGATTCGAGTGTTGATAGTGGCATGACAATGGGTCATTCATATCAATATGCTGGTGTAACTCTAACTGGCGGTGGAGGATCAGGTGCAGAAATTAGAGCTATCTTAAGTCCAGCGAATGGAATTGGTGCTAATCCTATTAATGATCTTAGATCTTCTTCGATCATGTTTAATGCAAAGCCTGCCGGGGCCGATGGCAATGATTTTATTGTAGATCAGGACTTTAGACAAATTGTTCTTATGAGAGCACCTGCGGATTATAATGATTCTGCTTATACAGACACGACTGGTAAAGTTCTTCGTTATCTTAGACTTACATCAGTAAGTGATGCTTCTAACTTTGTGGTTGATAGAACAATCACTGGAGGCACTTCAACTGCGCAAGCAATTATTGATCAAGTTGATAGTGATAAGATTTATGCTCACCAGACAGAAGCTACTGGATTTGTTAGCTTCCAAGAAGGAGAAGCTGTAACATCACCTGGTGCGACCGGTACACTATCCGCCGAAGGGTACGATGTGGATAGTGATGCATTTACGAATGACGATGTCAACAAATTCTCGGGTGACATTCTCTATATTGAAAATAGAGCACCCGTAGTTAGATCAACAGATCAAACAGAAGATATTAAAGTTATTATTTCACTCTAGGATATGAAGAATGGCAACTGTACTTACTAGCTCAACTTTCACGAATACTTATAAGGATGACTTTGCTGATAGCGATGGTTATCATCGTATTCTTTTTAATAGTGGTAAAGCTTTACAGGCACGTGAACTTACGCAAATGCAAACTATTCTGCAAGAGCAGATTAGAAGATTCGGTGATAACATCTTTAAGGAAGGTGCAGTAGTAAAGCCAGGAAGTATTGCTCTTAATAATAGCTTTGAATTTGTAAAATTAAACACTTCTACAAACGCTCTTCCAAATACACCGAGTAATTTAGTTGGAACTTCTTTTACTGGCCAAACATCTGGAGTTATTGCAAGAGTTATTGAAGTTATTGCTGCTGAGGGCAGTGATCCAGCTACTCTCTATGTACAATATACTGACACTCTTTCATCGACATCCGCAACTACGGGTCCTATTAGGTTTGATCCAGGCGAAGATCTTAACAATGGAAGTGTTACTTTAACAGTACAGACAACTAATACTACTTCTAATCCGGCAACCGGAACTGGTTCTAGATTTTCTGTTGGATCTGGAATTTACTACACTAAAGGATTTTTTGTCTTTACAGATAATCAATCTAAAGTAATCTCGAAATACTCAGATGCGCCAGATGCTGATATTGGATTTAAAGTCATAGAAGAAACAGTCACTGTTTCTGATGATGATGGACTATATGATAACCAAGGTGCTACTCCTAATCTTTCATCTCCTGGCGCTGATAGATTAAAAATTAGATTAACTATTGCATTAAAAACTGAAATTGCATCTGATGAAAACTTCATTCACTTAGCGACTCTAAAGAATGGTGCACCATTCGCGACTAATCAAGTTACAGATGCTTATGAAGTTCCTAATGATGTAATTGCGCAAAGAATTTTCGAAAATTCTGGTAACTATGTCGTAGAACCATTTACTGTTAAATTTGATTTAGATAGTGATGCTACAAAGCTTCAACTTCAAGTCAGCGATGGTATTGCAGTTGTTGAAGGATATAGAGCAGCAAGACACTTTCCTTCGGTTCTAAGAATTGATAGAGCTACTAATACAATTTCTTTAGAAAATCAACAAAGCTCAGCAAATTATGGAAATTATGTAGTAGTAGATCCTTCAAATACAAGTGGCCTCCCTAATATCAACACTTTTGAAAAATTAAATTTAAGAAGTGCTGTTGACTATGGAGGCAGCACTATAGGAACATGTAGAATTTCTGCTATCAATGAAGGAGCAGGATCTAGTTATAACTATCACTTAATTGATATTCAAATGAATTCTGGACAAGCATTCCGGAATGTAAAGAGTATTGGAACGAGTGCCACAGACTATTTTAATCCTACGCTAGAAAATAGTAAAGCCGTTATTAAAGAACCGGGAAATAATCTTTTACTTTTTGGAATTCCAGAACAAAGACCTAAAGCAATTAGTGATATCACTGTAGATGTACAAAGAAAATTTTCAAATGTCACAACTGACGCCGGCGGAGCTGGATCAGTAGCTTCATTAACTGGCACTGGAGAAACATTTGTCAATGTAGGTGATTGGATTGCAGCAAATGCTGATAGTTCGATTGATACTGGAATTGTATTTGCATCTGATGGCACATTCACTGGCGGTCCTGCTAGCTCGAGTAATTTAGAAGTAATCGGATATGTTAGAAAATCTGCAGCAAGTGTAAGACAAAAAATCTTGACTGACGGATCTGTCATCGGACAAATGGAGTCAGATGGATCTGGCTTAAAGTATCTGTCTATGAGAAAAGCTGATATTTATTCTTTGACAGAAATTGTTAATACTGCTGATAGCAGTCAAAGCTATTTTAATAGATTTACTTTAGATAATGGTCAGCGCAATTCTTTTTATGGTACTGGTAGACTTATTCTTAAAGCTGGAAACTCAGCTCCTTCCGGAAATGTCACAGCAAAGTTTAAGTACTTTAGGCATGGCACAAATGGAGATTTCTTCTCGGTCAACTCTTATACCGGTCAAGTAGATTATAAGGATATTCCATCTTATATCTTACCAAGTAATAGAGGAATAGTTCGTTTAAGAGAAGTTTTAGATTTTAGATCTATTAAAGATTCTGATGGAGATTTTGTAAACAGTGGCACTGGTGCTCGAGTACATGAATTGCCTCAACCAAATGATCTGATACAATTTGATGCTGTACATTACATACCTACGGCTGGTAAATTGCTTCTTGACATTGAAGGCAACATTGTATTTGAAGAAGGTACCCCAGGATTGATTCCACAGCTTCCTCTTAAGCCTCCTCAGACTTTAGAATTATATAATATTGGACTAGGTGGCAACACACTAAGTCCAAAAGATGTTGCTATTAAAAGAATCGATTATAAAAGATACACTATGGCTGACATAGGTGATTTAGAAGAGCGCATTGATAAGCTAGAAGAAATTACAGCTTTATCTATGCTAGAAATGGATACAAAGAACTTTGACGTTCTTGATTCTTCTGGAAATAACAGAACTAAATCTGGTTTCTTTGTAGATAACTTTTCTACACAAATGCTCTCTTCAGTTGCTAATCAGGGTTATAATGCTTCGATTGATCCACAAAGAAAGAGTTTAAGACCCGCACACGGTGAAGATAATATTAAG